ATTATAAAAACCATCTGCAACTCTGGTGGAACTATTGAAAATTTGCATGGTAAAACTTCCATCCCACTGTCTAACATCAAAGTCCCAGGCCATATGTGAAACCGCGCATAGGTTTCTATATGCGTTGGCCCAAGCGGGACTATCGACATTGATTCCAGGGGCATAAAAAGACGAACCAGTTGAACCCAAACGATGGAGAAAAGCTGAAAAATCTCCAAAATACATTCTATAGATAATAGTCCAAGCAATGTTTCCAACAGTGATGCTTCTGGTTTTAACATCATAAATCTTTTGCATTGGCAATGTTTCATCTTTAGGAAAGTCATACATGGAATTTGGCGGGATTATTCCTAAATTAATGTTCTTATCTATATTTAAAACGTCATTATAAAGATAGGGGTCCAAATATATTATATGACCTGTCAATTCGTCATACCTAATGAATGATTTCTTTCCGGGCAATTTTGACATATGAACATAAGGAAGTCCAGGAGATGTGTTCAAAGGTATTGGGGAATAGCCTTCAGCGTCGCGTCCACGAATAGCATCAGTAATATTCATAACTGAACGTGGGAATTTCCTAGCTGAATTTCTCAATTCATGAGTAAGAGCTTTAACACCCTTATCAAGATATTTCTGGGGCAATGGTTTCATTTCACCTCTGAATCTTTTCTCAACAGCTTTCAGAATGGGGAAAACACCTTGTGAACGGGGATCATCTCGCGATAAAATCGCAGGTTCTTTATTGGATTCAATGCCAGGCAAGTCTGCAATTGGGGTCTTCATATAAGATGTTTTTTCTGGAGATCTTACAACCATTTCTGATGGAACAGTTCCAACAACATTTACAATATCAGAAAGATACTCTTCAGTTCGACTCTTACATGTTGTTGTAACAAATGGGCCACTATGTACAATATTCCCCAATTCTTCGGCAACTTCTTCATAGTCGTCTAAATAAATGGAAGATATATGGCTCTGGCCAGCATAAGTGCAAGATTG